ATCGCAGTTTTAATTGGCGATCTTACGAAGTGTTTCAAACCGTTTGGCGCATCAGTTAAAATGAAGAATGCATCAGTATCAGTTAAGAAATGGTTAACTCTGTAACCTTCTGGAACCATACCCATGTTCATCATTGCATTGATGTCGTTTTTAGCAAACGCATTTGATCCACCAGGTGTTGTAGATAAAGGTGATCTCATGATTCTCTCAGCAGTAAATTGTAATTCTTTTGGAATTATCATTTTTCTACCTTGTAGAGCGATCTTTAATCCTCTTTCGTCTACGAACGCTGCGATATCGATTAACGCTTGTTCTAACGATGTTTCTGACAAGTCAGCTGCAGTAGATAACTCGTTTCTGAAAGTACCACCATTTGATAATGGGTGATCTGTAGTCATTAACGCTTTACCGTCACCACCATTGTAAGAACCACCAGTGTCAAAACCGTTGTTCAAAATGTTGGCTGCAGTGATTTGTTTAGATTGCGCCATTGATCTTGCAAGAGCTCTTGTGTATCTGCCTGCTAATCTGTCGTATAAGTTATCTTCAATAGCCTCTTCAGTTATAGCAAATCCTAATGCTACAGTGTTGTGAGAGTATCTTGAAGTATACGCTTCAGTAGCTTGGTCCATAGTGACCATAGCACCTTCAGCTTTAGTCGCTGCTGTGCCAAAGCCAGATAACATTACTTCTTCTTCAAACGCTCTGTCTGAAGACTCAGAAGCAAAGATCTCTGCATGCTCGTTGTCGTATCTGTTGTATTCCAGGCCAAACAGTGCGTTTAATCCTGGCTCTAGTTCTTTAACTAGCTGTGATCTTGATATAGCCATAAATTATACTCCTGTTCCTTGGCTGTAGAAGTGATTGTTAATTCTAACTAACACATCTACATTCGCGCTTCCAGCACTGTCATTTTGCACATCTTGTGAAATGTCAATTGCTTGAAGCACAGTACCACTTGTTGTTAAACCAGATACACTGTGGTCCAATTGAACCTGAGATATACCTGTTAAAGTGCTACCTGTTCCGTTTGTTATTGCAAAGTTTTTGAAGATGTCTGCTACTGCAAACGCTCCATCAGAATCAATCGAATAAACTACATCTGGATCATCAATTACGTTAGCAACGATATCTGCTGCCGCAACTCCTCCAGGATAGTAGTTTTTATACGTTGGCTTCTGAGTAGTAGGGTCTGTGTAGAACACTCCGTTAAAAACGCCAACGACTAGATCGGAAGTATTAGCAACCGCTCTTTCGATACCACCACCTGTAACAGGTTTTACCAAGTCACCTTGATAAATTGCAGTAGCATAACCACTTGCAATTCTGTATCTGTTTTGTGCGTTAATAAACGGAGAGCCATCTAACTTTCTAACTGGTCTTAGACCATATTTTTCAGCTACATTAGCCATAGTTGTTTTCTCCTTTTATTGTTACTTTTACTTTGGAGTGAATATTTCCAAATAATTAGGATTTATTTCCACCACCAAAAGTTACGCGAGATTGTCTATTAATATTAATAGGCATCTCAGGTCGTTGTTCCTTCATGACATCGTTATCCACCGCGTCTATTCTGTCTTGAGTAATTCTTCTAAAATACTCTGCACGGCTTTTTACAATTTCTTCAGGTATCCTTCCCAACACAAGGCCAGCAACCCCGATCAAACCTGCGTAAGTTCCCTCAGCGATGACTGGGTAAGCATGATCACCTAATTGATTTTTTATCTCTTCGGCTCTCACAAATTCCCAACCTTCTCTCATTTTTTTAGATACATTAGCTGTATCTTGGTAACCCATACTTTCGGTTCTTATCCATCTATGAACAAAACCGTCTGGCGCAGGTGGTGCATCCAGAGATGATGGTGGCGTCCAAACTTTAGCTCTTTCACTTTTAACTTCTTTAGACGCGCGTGAAGTTCTATTTATTTCTTCGCTCATACTATTGTACCTCCTTCACGTACTTAGCGTATTCTTCTAGTGGCACCCCTAATTTTTTGGCAATAGCCACCTGTGATTTGGTGAGTCTCACAGTCTTGCGTCCTTGTTGTTTTCTTCCTGCGGAAGCAACGGTTTGGACGGGTTTCCGTTGTATCTCATTTTCAGATTGTGCAAACTTATGAGGAAAATTTTCCCTCATTCGTTTGTCTACTTCATTATAGTACTCATCACTTTCCACATCAATACCCATACCCACTAGATCTTCATGTATAGTAAATGCGGCATTAGTCATGATTCTATCATTACCGAACCACGTATTTTCAGCAGCCCAACCTTTAGCCTTTTCACTTGCTTGTGGGGGTTGTTGATTTTGTTGAGGTTCTTCCTCTGTTTTTTGAGACTTTTGTTCTTCGAGAGTCTTTAATCTTTGCTCTCTATCTGCCATTTTTATTCTAGCTTTTTCTTTTTCAACAGTAAGTCTTGTAAGCTCATCATTTGCTTCCATGATCTTATCTGCATCATTTGCTTCAATGGCATCTTTAAGTTTTTGTTTGACTTGTTCTCTTTGAGAATCGACTCTTGCATCAAACTCTTTTAGATATTGTTCATCTGCGCTGTCATACTTTTTCTCAGTATCAGAATATTTTTTCTGTAAACTTTTTGCATAGTCTAAAGCAGCTTTTTCTCTTCTTTCAGCTTCACGATATCTTCTAGTTAATTTATCAATTCTTTTTTGAACACCATCAGAAAATTCTTGTAAATTATTTTCTTTTGGTTCCTCATGTCTTTTTTCAACTTCAGCAGTATCTTCTTGTATCTCTTCTACTTCTGGTTTGTCATCAGACTTTGAGTCATAGGTTTGATAGCCTAGATCAACTTCACCTTTATTTAAATCAGGTGTCGTTTCAACTTTTTCTTCTTCTTTTACTTCTACAGAGGCATCTTTAATTCCATCTGTATCTAATTCAACTTCAGGTTGTACCTTTGGTTGCAACTCTTCTTTCGACATTTTTGTTTCCTCCTAATTAATACAAATGAAGAATATCTTCGGGTTGTTTGATAGTAGCAATGATTTCATCGTCATTTAAAATTCGATGCTCACCATATTTAGTTTTAAATCTTGATCCTGCGTATCTTCCGTAAATTACAAACTGACCTTCTTTACACCAAGGGCCATTTGGAAATTTACTTTTATCTTTGTAGCAAAGATCACCAAGTGCAACCACAAGTCCAACTACTGTTGTCATTTGAATTGTTTCACTTGCTGTATCAGTTAAAATTATTCCACCTTTAGTTTTTTTAGGACCTGAATAAGGTCTAACTAACATTCGGTAACCAACTGGTTTAGGAATAACTTCTAGATATTTTTTTATACCTTCTTTGTCTGTAGGTATTTCCAACTCCTTTGATTCAGGAGGTGGTTGTTTTGAGTTTGATACGCCCACTAAGGTCGAATCAGGTGTCACTATTGACGTCATCGATATTCTCCGTTTTGTTCTGCAGGTCTTTCAGATCCTGTAGCAATGCTTCAAGTGCATTGAGTCTGCCTCTAGAATACTGCAGTTTATCGATTGTGTCTATATGGTACACCAGGTCTTCCTTAACCTGTTCTATTTGTTTTTTTATGTAGTGTCGTATTGTTTGTAGTGTATCTAAATCAAGGTTCATTTCTTCTCTAAGCAAACTTTATTTTTGCCTTTTTCTAATCCTCTAAAACCATAATAATTCATTATACTTACTATAAGAGCCATATCATACATAGGATAATCATCAAAAACAAATCTTGTAATAGGCGCAGTTCTTTCTGCAAACCAAACAGCTTCTGTTATCACATCTTTTGTCATATGTGGCCCATCAAAAAATACGAAAGCAAATTTTGAATTTCTGTGATCAGACTCATTCATAAACTTTGTATCTGTCATGTTACAAAGAGTAAATTTACCTTGATTTCGATATGGTTTAAGATCGTATAACATTTGATCTCTTAATTCATTTGAATAAGTAGGGGCTACGCCTCTTTCGTAACCGTCCCATTGATAATCTTTTTGTTTATCAAAATGTTGGTATTCTAAATCATCATAAGGATCAACACCCACATGGATATAATTATTAATGATATTGTCCATAATAACTTTAGACCCATATCCCTTATTAACTCCGATCTCACATGATTTATAACCTTGGCAATCAAATCCTTTAGTCCATCTTTCAAGTAATTCATATTCATAACTATCTCCACTAATCATGAACTACTTATAACTAATATGTTTTAAGAATCAACTATTTCTTGCCTTTAAATATTTGGGTGCCCTTTATCCCATAAACGCTCGCCACGACAAGAATCCAGAGATTTGTGAACCAGCTCGGAAGCTGCGAGAAGTATTCAAAGAATAATTTTACTTTATCCATCGCAGTTGGATCCTCACTCAGAACTGCCCAAGCTAGCACCAACACGGGCGCGGACAAAATCAATAAAATAAATTCGTCCTTATAATCGTTTTGTCGAGCTTCAAGAAGCTTGCCTTGATAAGCTTCCTCCCCTGCTGCCATCTTCTGTGCATGCATTAGTTGTGCATCCGACATCGCTTGTTTTGTCTTTTGACGGTTCGAGTATATATGCGCTCCCGTCTTTACTGCCATTCCTAATAGATTGAACCATGCCATAATAATTTTCTTTTCTCCTTTTACAAAAATAAGGTAACATTTTATGAAGAATTTTTAAAGCCTCTAGCCCTGTTACCTTCCATCGGTATAATGTTTTATAATGATTGGTATATTCTTTCTTTGAAAGATGCCCTTTTTTAAAATAATCGTAAAATTTATTGACCACATCTGGATCGGTCATTTGTAGTTGTATTTCTATTCTTTTGGGTTTTTTACCATTTTTAAAATGACCAAAACAACCTTCACCCTCGAATATCCCTGATAGGAATATTAATTTTTCTCGGTCAGATAAAAATTTAAACATTTAGAGAAGGTCTTTAATGTAATCTTTTCCTTTTTTAATTTCTATTTCACCACCTGTAGAATTACCTGGAATTGACTTTGGACCCATGTCCTCTTCTCTTAATTGTCTTAAAACCTCGCTTACTCTAGAATCAAATGACATATCCACTCCCATTTCATTCATAAGTTCATCAAATCTTTTATGTTTATCAGGTCTATTTTTTAAATATTTTTTAGCTGCATCACTAGGCATTCATACCTCTACAAACTGGACACCCTTTTTTGAAAGCTTCATGTTTACCACAATGATCTTTAACTTCAGGTTTTTGTTTATAAATAATTGGTGGAAAAAATAAATTCCAAAACATTACTAATAATTTTTTAATAATCATCTCACTCCTATAAATTTAAATCCTTTAACTTGGATTCCATTATTACCAGGATAAGTATTTTTATCTGTAGTATCTCTGTGAGGACATTTCATTCCACCTTCACCAAATTTAATTGGTGGCACATTAGGGTTTGGCCCTTTCTTTGGTGGTGGTCCTGATTTTTTTCCTATCATAATAAACTCTTATCTACGTTAGATGATATCACAACTTCACCGCCTTCGTCATATGCTTTGAAATCACTTAAAAACATATTTTTTTGTGCAGGTGGTTTTATTTGTGTTGTAGGTGTTTTACAAGGTGGATAAGTTCCATCAGGGCAAATTTGTTGATCTCCTCCGCCAACATCAACATTTCCTGTGTTCAGATTTCTAGTTTGTTTTATAGTGTTTGCACTAAAAGGATGCTCAGCTGTTTTAGGTTTTGTGCTTAAATTTTGTATAAATCTTAGACCAGCTGTTAAAGGTCCTATTACAGGTATTTTAAAACCACCACCTGTTTGTGTCTTAGTAGTATTATTTGTATTAGTTACATTATTATTGTCACCACCTGTATAAGTGTTCATTGACTTTGTTCCGTACGCATCTCCTTCATAATCAAATGAAGAAGCAGGTGTTTTAAAATCAGCTTTACTTGCGTCTGCTCCACCTTTAGCTTTTAAAATTTTTCTCTTCATTTTTTGTTAGCTTGTAATTTTTCACGTGCAACAGCTAATCTTTCATCAGACTGTTCCTGTTGATTTTCTAATTTCATCTTTTCTAAATCTAACTTTTCGTCAAATTGAGATTCTTTAATTTCAAAGTCTTGTTGAGATTCCATTGCTTTACGTTGCATGTCCATAGCTTTAAGATCTAGTTCTCTTTGTTTCAATTGAACTAGTGGATCAGGTTTTTGATTACCTGCTTCTTCCATAGCCATCTGTTGAGTTATCTCTGCAACTCTTTTTGCGACTAAACTATCAAATTGAATTTTAAATCCTTGTGGATCTTGCTGTTGCATCAACAACATATTTGGATCTTCTTGCACTAATGCACCTATTTCACCATGAGCTTTCAAAGCTACGTGCTCAGATATGTGTCCTTGTAACATAGCATACACCATTGGATTAATTTGAACCATTCTTGTACCCATAAACGCTCTATGTGCAGCAATATGTGAATCATGGTCTTGTTCAGGAAACGCTTTAAGCATTTTCATCTGTAAAGCTTTAGCGTTTTCAGTTGCTGGGTCTTCAGGTACAGGTACTTCTGCAGGTTTTAACAAAGAATTGATTTGTCTTGTCCCTAATGCTTCATAAACACGTCTATAAGCTTCGTGAAGGTTGTGCATTTGTGGATTTGACAGTGCAATTTTTAAATTTTCGTTTGCAAGTGTTACTCTTTGCGACATTGAGAAGATATTTGGGTCTGCAACAGGTATTACATCTACTCGATTGTCAAAATCTTGTATTTTAACGGCTCTATCAGCCCCGTAGACTGCGTATGGATAGATTGGTGGTAGGTAATCAGCAAAAACTTTCGATAATAGCCTAAATTCTTGTCTCATTGCGTAGTAACAACGCTTATGAATGGCACTCATGACTCTAGAACCACGCTCCAAGAGAGCAATTGTAGTCCCAACAGCTCTATTTTGACTATCTTCACCTAATTGCATGTCTGCAATCGCTGCAAAACGCTGTCCTGCTTGTACAACAAAGCCTAAAAGTTGAAATAAAGTGCCACTTGGCTCTTTAAAAGGTAAAATTTGGAACTGATCTTTGATATTTCCGCCAGGTGCATCCACATCTCTGAACTCTCCAGGTTGAAAAGGTTGGTCATCATCACGAATTCTTATACCTCGTGACTTAAATCCTGCAGGTAAGTTAGCTAAAGTACCTGCATCAAGCAATTGTCTTAGTGCTGCTGTCGATGCTCTAGATAAACCACCTATCATGTGTATTAAACCGAAGCCATAAAAACCTAAACCAGGTAAAAATTTGTAATGAACAAAATATTCTTTACGTTTCATTTGAGGATCGTCTTGATTAAAATTTCTATAGATAGATAAAACTTGTTGTGAGCCTTCATCTATAGTTACAATGTAAGGAACTTTTACATTTTTCTCTGGGTTCTCTACTTCAAACTCTTCTAAATTTAAATCAACATGCATTTCAAGAATGTTATATTGATATTCTTTTTGACCTGATGGTTTAACACCTTCAAGTTCATTTAATTTATCTTGTATTGGATTCTTTTCTGCTTGTTTTGGAATCAATTCTACATCTCTATAGAAACCTGCTTTTTGTTTTTTAAGAACATCATTCTCTCCCATCTTAACTAGATGAGTAATTCTTTCACAATCTTTTAAATCTGTAGAATAGTAAGGTACAATTAAATCTTCAGCAGGTACAAATTTAGCAACTGCTCTTTGCATAATTTCATCGTAATAAACTTTTTTAAATGTTGAACCTGATAAAGGTAAGTAAAATAATAATTGATCAAACTCGGGAGTGTACTCCTCCATTTTTTCCATCAACATGTAGTTCATAAAATCTTGAACTCTTTGAGCTTGACTTTCTGTTTCTGGTGTCTCGGCACCAACGACCTGTGTTCTAACGGGTCCTTCTGATGGTAGTAATTCTTTGTAAGCTTGAGCTTGAAACTGTGTAACAGCTTCAGCTAACAGAGGATGAGTAACTCCACTTGCACCTTGAAACGGTCTTGTTTGATCTTGGTATTTAAAACCAAGAAGTTCTAAACCATTAGTGTAAGTTTGTTCCCAATCGGATCTTGAAACTTTATCTTTTTTATAATCAGTTATTAGTTGTGACGATAAACGACCTAACGTCCTATCATCCATATCCTCAGCAAGGTTTTCAAAAAACGAAGACTCTTCTTCTTCAGTTTCTTCAATGACCTCTTCATCGCTCGGAGTTTCAACTTCAATGTCTGTTTCTTCGACAATCTCATCCTCTGGAAGTTCGTTTTGTTTTTCTACTTCAGCCATTAACTCATTTTTGTAGGTTTCATTCTAGCTATTCCGCCACCTCTAGCTTTGACAACTTGTAATCCGCCTTTTTTAGATCCATCCATATCACCTAAACCAAAATCAGGCAAATCTCCAATTGGAGTTTTTCTTTTTGGAATAGTAAAAACTTTTGATTTTGGACTAGTTGTAAATACTTCGTCTTTAAAAAAGTTTTTGATTTTGTCAGTGATTCCAATCTTACCTTGTTTAACACCTTTACCACCTGTCATTATAGAGTCTTTATAATTTGATGCTGCTTTTCTGTATGTGTCACCAAGCTTAGAGCCTCTACCTTTGTCGATGTTGACTCCTGTAGCTGAGGCTAGCTTTTGTTTCAGTAATCCAGCACCAAGAGTACCAGCAATACCTGCAGCCAAAGCTTTTTTGTATTTTTTCTTCATGATAATTATCTCCTTGTTATAACAGCACTAATAATATCATGCAAATAGATTTACGACTAGACCACCCTCTTTTCTGTACAATTTGAATGGTGTTCCCTTCATTTCAGGGGTAATCTTAATTGCAAAAGCATTATAGTAATTATCTGGATCATTTGCTTCAATAAATTTGATATCTTTGCCTCCTGCTCTATAAGCGTTAGCTTCATCTTGTGTTTTAAAAGCAGCAATGTGCCTTTCATTTGCAGCACCTTTTAATTTTAATTTATCAGCTGTGGTTTTATTATGAATTTCTTCAACTATTTTATATGGTTTTGATGGATCAGATTTAGATATCTTAATCATTCTAGCTTCTGAATTATATTGCTTTGCAAGTTTTTTAAATATCTCAGGAATCTGTGCAGTCATCTGATAGTTTGATTCACTAACATCTCCCTTTTTAATACTTTTGTTTTTAATACCTTTCATTCCTGCTTTACCGTCTGCACCACCATAAACATTCCAGTTTCCTTTTGCACCAAAATATTTATCATTACCGCTTCCTCCCATATTTCTTCCAACATGTATTCTTTCAACTGGGTTTACTGCAACCCATTCAATACCATCATCCGCTGCTTGTTTAATTAAATTTTTAACAGCATAGTCGTTGTATTGTGCACGCTCTAGCATAGGTAAGTATGGCGGTAGTTCTCTAAACTTTTGGTTATTCATGTTAAAAGCATTAACAGTAGATTTTTTTAATTCTTCTATTTCATTGTCTAAAGCTCTAACTTTTTTCTGATCATCAAGAGTCATCTTTAAACCTTTATTAGTTAAATCTTTCATCGCTTGAACTTTGTTTTTAATAAGTGCTGTATAGAAAACATATTCTTGTTCTATGTTAAATGGATTTAATCTTTTACCTACCTTATCAGCATCTTCAATTGATCGACTGTAATCAGATTGTATTTCATCGATTGCATAAACTTTTTTGTTAGGGTTTTCTTGTAAGGATCTCATTCCATATCGATTGTGTAAGATCTGGTTTTTAAGTTTAGAGTAATGACCTCCTGTATAATTCAAACCAAATGGAACATCTTTAGGATAATAAACTACATCTTCAAAATACTTTTCACTGCCTCTTTCTCTGTAAGAGAACTCAGCTCCATACTTAGGCATAGAGGCTTGGTTCTTGTTTACTTGTACTGCTCTTTCTATATTTCTGTATGCTGAGGCTAAATCATCTGCTTCTTGTTTAGATATAAGTTCAACTCCT